AGAAAGGTAAGGAAAGCACACGAGAAGGGAAGGAAAGGAAAGGCAAGCTAAGGAGAACAAGTCTCGGGGAAACCCTCCCGTCACTCGAAGTTGACGTGAGGAAAGGAGGCGCGAAGGGGCACGGGGAGGTACTGCACGAAGAGGTCCGGCTTCATGTGCCGGTGTGCGGAGATGGCTACCTCGACCGCATCTGGGTGCTCCAGGTCGGTGGCGCCGAGGAGGCCGAGGTAGTTCATCCATTTGTCCTGCGCGGAGGGGTCGCGGGACTCCAAGATGAATGTACGGTAGAGCAGACCGGACGCTGAGTAGAGGGGGGTGGGGCCGCCGAGGTCGAAACCAGAGAACTCGCCAGAGTAACTGTTTTCGTCCTTGAAGACCCAAGGGGAGTCGGGGAAGGCGAGGGCAGTGCAAAACCGGTCCAGGGCGGCGTCGTCACCATTGACGGTGAGGGTGTCTTCGGGCTTCACCTCGCAAACGATGGAGGTGACGACGGCGCGCCGGATGGTGTTGAGGGTCCAGGTGTACCGGTCCCCGGAATTCTGCATGGTGCCCATGGGCCCATGTTGGCTGCGGGAGTTCAGCCGGCGCTCCACGTACGCGGCCACGTACGCGGCGGGGTAACTTGAACGCCTCATGACGTGGGCGTCGAAGTTGAGGACGCCGGCGTCGCATCCCACGTCCCACCGTGTGACGTCACTGCAGTAGACGCCATTGCCGACTCGCCAGCGGCGCTTGTAAGCCGCCTGGAAGTCGGAGGGGGCCATCCTGCAGTAGAAGAGGAAGTTGCTTGGGAAGGCGGGAATGATTTCCTTCTCCATGAACAGCCCGTAGGCTGCATCCTCAAGAGTTTGGGCAACGTCATACTCGTGGATGAGTTGCCCAGGGAAAGCGGGACCGGTCCGCTTGGAGGCCTTCTTGATGACCTGGGCCTTGAGGCTGATTTTGATGTCAGCCCCGGTCCGGTCGGGGTCGTGGGCCGCCAGTTTGGCCAAGATGGCGGCGTGGGTGCGCGTGCGGCAGTATTCGTCGATCGCCAGGTCAACGTACTCCGCGTGCTTCTCTGGAGTCCACTTCGGGGGACTCGGGACTAACCGGTCGTACTCCTGGCACATGTCGGCTCGCGGGCAACCGAGCATGCGCTTGAGATTCTGCTTGGCGGAGCGCGAGGTGAGGCGCTTCTCGACAGACAGGAAGTACGTCGGCGTGTCCGACCGCTTATGCACCTGGGGGTTGACGAACCTAGTTTCGTGGAACTGGTCAGTCACCCCGTGCTTGGTGCGCACCTCTTTGAATTCCTTCGCGACTGGGTGAGTTTCGCGAAGGTGCTCGTCGACCGGTCCGCCGGGGGACGGTTCGGGGTCGTCA